TCACTGCCGGCGGCCCGCCCCCACCAAGACCGCATTTTGGAATTGAAGCAATTCCCAATCTGTCTGATCAGGAGCCCGAAGCGCCGCAATATTCGCTCCATTCAACACATCCTCACGCGTCTTACTTTCTAAGACCCCTGACGGCACACGAACAATCAATCGATCTGAAACGGACCACAAATCAGGCGCACGCTTTGGCAGAGCATTCTTAGTGGTACCCACAACCGACGGGGATTGTATCTCGCGATCCAAAACGTAACCGCTGTTGCTCGTTGAAGTGTAGACAGAGAGCGATCCCACCCAAGGACGACCAGACCCTGCAATATGAGGCGCATGCGCAACCTCCTCACCGGTGATCAAAGGAAGATCCAAAAATTCCACATAGGCCGGAGACGGTATGGCTAAGCTGGGCTCTTGCCGGTCAATCCGGAAGAGCTTATCTGCAGCACCCTCTCCAAATGAAACGATATCCCCAACCGTTATGCCAAGCATGGATGGAGGAAGCGAGAATACGGCCTCATCCCGCGCAATATGCGCCTCTGACAAGAAACGAGACGCCAAATGCGACCCTTCAGTCGCGCTCAGAGCAATTGGCACCTCCAGACTTGTCACTATTGGCTCGGATTGATCCGGGATCACGGCAGTAGCCGCGCCTTGCTGATAAGCGTTCTCGGCCTGATAGAAATTAACTTTTACTTCTGAGGACAACTCCAAATCAGGAGTACGTGTGTAGCTGACCGCGTCAGTTTTCTGATCCGTCGCCAATTCTTTTTCGTCAACAGTCTGAGGCGTCGAACCCAATCTATTTTTAAAGACAATGTCTTCACCAATCTCACTGCATTCAAATCCATGGGACAACATAAGAGGTTGCAAGGATTGGCGTGCCGATTGTGTGCCATTGACGATGTAGCCCCGAACAGAGCCATGCAAGTTGCTAACATCCACATTCGAAAAACCTGAACGATCCGCAATCTGTGTGACCACAGCGGCCAGAGTTGCAGCCCCAATGCGCCCGGAAACCCAATGTCCCCGACCATAGTTTTCCCCATCACTCCAAATCTGGGTGCGTGCAGGAAAATCATGCGCCTGAAAATACCGATACTGGATGAAATCATCCCGACCACCCGTAGAATGATAAGGCACAAATCCTTCTGACGACTTAGCATCCACAAAAACATTGGGTTGGTTAGTGCCCTTATCAATCGCAGCACAGCCAAACTCGGTAAACCGAATAGGCTTGGACTGAGGCACCCATGATGTCGGAGAAACATCCCGATTGCCTCCGGGACGATTGTGATGCGGATTGCTCCACCAGGACTTTAAGTCTTTATAGCGGAACACCCAATCCTCGCCATACTCCAAATCCTCTATCGGCCGACGAACTTGATCTTCCCGATCCTGAAGAGACCCGTAGTACCAGTCAAACCCTTCACCACCGGCCACATTCCCCAGAGCCATCTTGCGGGTGATATCCAAAATACTCAGACCAATCGGCCGCATAAGAAATATCAACCGATGAACCCATAATCTGGCGAACATCATCGGCCAGAGAAATCAACTCATCGACGGCTGGAAAACCGCCCATGTGATCCCGAATCTGGGTAATGCCACGCAACTCGGAACCGATAATAAACGAAGCGACTCCACCCGCTTCGGCGCAGAGATGCGCATAATGCAAAATGAAGCGACGATAGCCCCAATCTTCAGGTCCGGAATAATCAACAACGCCATTCGAACGCGTAAAATCTGCAGGTGTGGCTCGTCCAAAAAACGCTTGAACCTGTTCCGGTGCGCGATCGGTCAGGTCAGAGGTACCCGCTCTTTCAGGAGCCACATCAAGTGTAATGCGCCCTCGCCAAGGAAATACCGGTTGTCCAAGAAGCCCTGAGTAAGGGTTGATCAGAGTGTTCTCCGGCCCGATATCCATCAGAACAAAAGGATAGAACATCACCTCATTGCCATCGGCCTTCAGCTTGGCAATAGCTTCCAAAACCGACGCATCACAAGTAGTTCCACCAAAGACAGATTTACCGTCAATACGACTGACCGCCTGCGCACTGGTTCTGGTTTCGCCAGACACGCGCCAAGGAATGGTATCTCCGTCAGTATCATTTTGTTCAACGCAAGGTCTCAGCGAACAAGAACCGCAACGCAAGTCGTCCCCAAACCAACTCACGACCATTGAGACTGCATTCACTTTTGGTAAATCCGCGGAATGAGAGCAACGGCGTTTAAGGTGTCATATGGATCGATTAAAGGATCTGAACCGACCTCCTTAACGCGCCGAACAACCTCGAAATTGAATTGCGGAATGCGATTGCCGAACACTCCCAACTCGAGATTTTCAAATACAATATATGCGGTTCCACGATAAGCAGGCGCATTCCCCGCCCCCTCAATCGCTTCGATCAATGGATCGGGCATTTGCGTCTCGTCGCCCTTGTGCAGACGCCACGTTGTGTTTTCCAACGATATCTCGTTACCATCAGCCCAAACACGACCAATCCGCGTAACCTCTCCCTCACAAAGAGCCAGCGCCAAGGACACCGAATAGGAATAGGACACAACGGTGGTCCGGTTGCCCTTGTTACCGGTCTTTTGAGATGCTTTCTTCTCTAAGAAACGGCTAGACCAAATAACCTGAGCCGCTCCGCGCATCTGCCCATAAATCTGCGGGATGGGAGCTCCTTCAGCAGCTCCCAAAATACGAAAATTATCGACCCGACCAGTTTCAACGGCGCGCGAGCCCGATCCCATGATCTTCTGATCAATTGCAGAGCCAATCGTCGCCCCGACCGCCTTTCCGATCACCGCTGTGGACAGGCCCAAAACAGTGCCACCGACAGAGCCACCAATGGCGGCCCCTGCAGCTGATAATACCAAAGTTGCCATTAAGAACTCCTAGCGGGGATCGCAAAATATCCGTCAACCCGACGGAGCCAAGGTGACGTCAACGCTGATTCCACAACGCCGTGTAACGAATATGAATGGATGAATGTCGGTCTTTCACGGGAGTCCTGAGCCAGAATACCCAAATGTTTCGCAGGGCCTGCATCCCGCATACGAAACAAGATGAGGTCTCCCGTATTTTGGGCACCATCCTCCAAATGGATCAGCAACTGATGCGCAGCCACGCTCAATCGTTCGCTATCTGCGACATTCCAATCAGAACTATAAACCGGCAAAACGGAAGGCTCACGACCATGCAACTCCCGCCAAATCCCGCGAAACAAACCAAGGCAATCCGCGCCGACACCTTCAAGACTTGCTTGATGACAGTAAGCCGTCCCAATCCATCGTCTGGCGATTGCCACAATGTTTGTTCGCCACAAAACGTCATCCATTTTTCAGGCTACCTCCATCATGAAGACCGCCAGAACTGGGGTATGCGGAGACCCAATCCTCTCCGGGCATTTGCGGAAACCCGCGAAAATTGTTGAAATTGCTGAATTTTATCCGGCAGGTATCCGCAGCTTTATCGCAACCAGCCACCAATTTGAATTGATCACCAACCTCGATCTCATGGGCTGCTTCACCCCAAATCTCCACGACCCGCTCAGACCCTTTGACATTATCAAATTTGACCTTACCAACAGCGCCCTTATTCGCTCCGGTTAACCATTCGAGAGTTCCGAATGAAAACCAGCCAACAGCAAAGCCTTCAATTCCAGCGGCCCATATAGTCCGGTTGTCTCTCGCAGATGCGACCTGCGCAATCACTGAGAGGCCCGGTGTGCGCAAGTCCACACCGCATTTTGCATCACCAAGAAGACGATCACATTCCGGAATGTAACTGCGCCCTACCGGCTTGTTGAGAACCTCAGACATGCCTCGAAGCTCGACCTCAAAGGCTCCTTTGCCCCGTTGGATCTCTCCAAGAAAACCGCGAAACAGAAGTACCTTCAGAATGGGGTCGGTCCAGTCAACGAGCCACAACCGAACAGCAGCCCGATCAAACAATCCAGCGCTTATGTCTTCCTCAGTCAATCCAACTGCACTCAAGGCTCCAACAGCTTGCGTATTATCCACGCTCAATCCGGTCGAACTCTCAATCGCCGCCGCATTCAGCCCTGTACCTGCCTGAAACTCAAAACCGTCAAACTGTAAATCGATGTCATGATCGGTGAATCCAAAATGCGCTCCATCCGAGCGTTCCACCAGCCAACACCGACAAAGAGTCGTCGCCCCGCTGTCCAATTTCGCCTGTAACCGAGGATCAATGTCACGCATCAGACACGCACCTCAACGACAGGAACATTGGGTATTTGACCTGCGGAAAAACTGGTCACACTGGTTTCGATTGTATCCAGTTCAAAGCGCACCGGAACATCAAACTCGAAACCGGCCGTCACGCTCACATCAACGCCCGGAGGAGTCGCAAAAGACACAACTCCGGTTGCACCATCGACAAAATAGTCGGAACCCTCAGACTGCAGTTGGCCGTTCAAAGCCACAAAAACCCGCTCAGAAACAGGCTTTTGGATAGGTCGCCAATACGTTTCATCGCCCGAGGAATAAGCCTTCCTCAAAGCAAAATCAGTGGCAACACCGTCACCCATCCCAAGATTCTGGTCCGTCGGAACGACGGCATCACTCGCCAAACAGGACTTAAAATCCGCCCAGTCTTTCCAACGAAACCCATGTAAACGACCCATGCGAGCCTCGAAAAACGCGACAACCTCGAACAGATCATCCAGTGATGTCATCCCAACACCCGCATCATATTTGCGCCTCGAATGAGCCCAAACCGCATTCCGCTCCTCAAATCCGTTGTTGAGCGTAACAATGTCGGTCTTGCGTTCCGGCCCACCAGTCGAGCCCAGTGAGACCGCCGCGGGAAATCGAATTTCATGAAATGACATAGATGAATTCCTCAAAGATTGCGGTTACCGCGCGATATCGCACGGGTCAGTTGCGCCGCAACTTGCGTTTTGGATCGTTGAAAACTCTCAGCGTCCGGCGTGCTAATATTCATCGTCACATGCACAGCCGAACCACCACCACCTGTGCGCACGCCGAGCTTTCCATCAGCGCCGCGCGCCAATGGCATAATCGCTTCGGGCCCCGCCTCTCCCATGAGGCCTGAACCTCCGCGCATGGAAAAAGAAGTCGGCCCATCGACCACACCGCCATTCGCAAAGGCCCGAACACGACCTGCAGAAATCGCGCCGCCGTTCTTGAACGGCATAAAACCAGCCACCAGCGACGAAACGCCGCCCGTAACCGCCGCTCCGAGCGCGTCAGTCACAGGTGTCAAAGCACTCGAAAACGCCTTTGAGGCAATGCTCGAACCCAGTTTTCCAACCACATTGGAAAGCTTGTCACCATCAACAATCAAGCTGTCAAAAGCGGACCTCAGAGATGTTCCCACAGACTTAGACAAGCCAGTCGCCTGCTTGGAAGCCAGCGCCATGGAACGGGTCATCTCCTCCACTTCCACGCGAAAGGTCGAACTGACGGCCTCGGTCCCGGAGATACTGGTCTCAATATCCTGTAAGGCCGTTTCCAACCGCTGTGAGCTATCTTCAAAATCCGCCATAATTACTCCGATTTCTTATCAGGGAACTTCAGCATCAATGCATCAAGACCCGCACTTCTGACCGCAGCCGACCGTTTGTCTTGGCCGCTCATCATCATCAATTCCACTGGGGTAAGGCTCCAGAAAACCTCTGGAGACAGACGCAGGTCACACAATCCAAACCGCATCAAATCATCCCATGAAATCCCGTTCACGGCGCGTCCGATCCAAATGTGAGCGCCAGGAGGTGAGCTGCATTCTTCGCCGCAGATAGAGGTCCGCCGCCAATGCGTGCATCCCCCACTTCCTCAAAAGACACCTCCCAACCGCCGCCGTTGAGGCCAGCCCAAAGCAACAACAAAAGATCACGCGCCTTGAATTGACCAGTCTCAAAGCCTTCAACCAGATCGACCAGAGACTTCGCCCCCAGCCCATCCTCAAGAGCCGCTAAGGCCCCAAGCGTCAGACGCATTACGCGAACCTGACCGTCGACTTCGATCTCCACTTCACCACGATGCCGATTAATCATCAGATGGCCGTGAACTGAAGCTGACCGCCTGACGCCAGAGCGATCTCATAGACAGCCTCTCCGTCATGATTACCCGAATACTCGATGGAGGTGATCTGAAACGGCCCTTCCACAATCCCGAAGTCGGGTACGAAAATCTGGAAATCCGGCATCTCTCCACCAAAAAAGATCGCCCGAGCACGCTCGTCAGACGCCTGATCGCGAAAAACACCGGAACCGGTTATCGCCGCCGAACGGCCGCCACCGCCAGCCAATAGTTCGCGCCAGCCACCTTCGCTCCCCATGTTCGTCACATCAATCGTCTGAGCGTTCAGCGTGATCCGCGTCGCCCGCAAACCCGCCATCGTCTGAAACTGACCGGCGCCATCCATATCGACCTTGATGAGAAGGTCCTTACCATTTTGAGCAGTCATAAAGTTTTTCCCAAATTATGATGATGTGTCTTCAACAAAGGCACGGAAATTCAATTGAATGGTCCGCCGCGACGGAGGAGGTCCAACCACTGCACGAGCCTTCAAAAATCGCAGATAAACAAGCTGGCCACGGCTCAAAGGCAATTGCGCATCCAACAGAACGTCACAAATGGCTCCGGCAATCGTCTTACCGGCTTTAAAGCCAGCAGCATTGGAATGAACCACGACCGTAAAATCATGAACCGCCCCGTCCGTGGTCGCAGTGCCCGCGTCCTTCACGGTCTCCCCTCGCCCATCCCTTCTTCAGCCCAGCAATCTAAATAAAGTTGGCTCTTATTGTTCTCGGAGACCGCGGCAATTCCGTAAATGCGCGTCCCATCTCGAAACCTCTGGTCCGGTCTCGGTCGCGAAGCGGCACCGACCGGAGCAGCCCGAACGATTATGCGATGCGCCATGCTCGAAACCTCACGCCCGAAATTGACCAGCCGAATGACCAGTCCGATCCTCATAGTGCTGAGCCGCCAACTTCAAAACGGCTTGACGAAGATCCGCAGGTATTGCGTCCCAAGACGCCCCATAACCAGCCTCAAAAACGATCTCGACGCTTCCGTTATGCGGCAGATGCGGAAGGCACGCGCCCGTCGCAACCAGTTGATCGCTATTCCCGTTCTTCAAATGTCGATAGTTATCGTCTGGCACCAGAGTCTCGGTCCCAACAGATGTGATGACCCGCAAAGCCTCTATGATGGCTGCCAAGGCCGCACGCAAATAGGTCTCCAAAATGGAATCCTGATCGCCGGAGTCGGAAAAGCCGGAACCCAAATTCAGATGTTCCGAAAACGCTGTGACCGGAATCGCGCTCGAAGGCACACTGGTCAATTCGTTTAATATCATTAAGTCACTCCTTGCAGGCATGGGTCCGAGACAGAGCAAACAGGGCGATGCGAAGGTGGCGAGATAAGCCCGGCCCAACACCGGACACTCCCGTTGATGACGCAAGAGCAGTTCAGGTGCGCGGCCCATTTACGACCGCACACCCTCGATTTAGCTCGTTGCGAATTTCAATAGTTTGATGGCCGCTGTGGCATCACTTGCAATGTCCGGCATGTCCTCTGCAATCAACACCGGATAACCCATCAATCGCGCAGGCTCTCCATTTGCGAGACCATCGGACCACAAGAACCGGCCATCCGCATCTTTCATCTTGCGAACCGCACCTGCGGTCTTTGAATTCATCACAAACGTCGCATTGGCCCGATAACGCGCACCAAGGGAATACACCAGATCAACAATTGCATCCGCTGAGTCAATCGAGCTGAAATCGCCATCCGCTCCCGTGGCCACATACCCAAGATTGCCCCAGGTCCAACCGTCATCCTCAACTGCCGAATAGTTCAGAAAACCGGTCGGCTTGTCCGCACCGTCTCCGGTGATAAACGCCCCGCACTCCGCCCGTGAGAACCGGTCAGCAATACGCTCGGCCAACCAACCCTCAACATCAAACGCGCTGTCATCTAAAAGACGTTGAGAGGCCTTAGGCATCGCGGAAAGCTCATGCAGCGGGATCGAAATACGCTCGATCTGCGGAGTAGTCGTCTCGGTAGACGCGTCCGCCTCTGTGGCCCAAGCATAACCAATATCAGCCTGATCCGTGAGCACATCAAAGGCAGTACTGTCCACGGCCACCACATTGGCAATGGCACGAATAGAAGACGCCCCGCGAAGCACATCCGAAATACGATCCGACGTCACCGGATCCACAAGAAATCCACCATCAGCATTGACGGAAGTGTTCAGCCCTTTGCCCTCAACCTCCAGATGGCGCAGACCATCATCATCGCCGGAGCGAAGATAGGCCGCAAAAGCTTTCTGATGCGGAGCTTCAAGGTCATTGGCGTGGCTTAGAGCGGGCCGCGAGGCGGCGCTATATTTGCGATCAATCATGGTCAAGCGATCTTCCTGTTCTTTAATACGAGACTTAAGTTCAGTTTGGAAAACATTGAAATCAGTAAAAAAATCAGTCATGGCCGCCTTGACCTCGGCAGCAGGCTTATGCCCCCCACCGGCCAAAGGCGAGCTGGCCTTACGTTCAGCTTTGCTCATCAATTGTCCTCTTGGATCAATGACGCGTCCCCCATCAGGAGTAACGCGTTGGGTTGAAAAAACTGACGTCACTCGCGCGTCAGCATGGAGCTGGCAGACGAGAAAACATCTGCCAGAGCGCGCGCCAATGCGCCGTCATCGTCATCGCTGACCGAAGACTGCACCCGCGCTTCGGGAAGCATTGGAAATGTCACCAATGATACCTCCCAAAGGTCTAATTGCTTCAAGGATCGCCCACCGTCTTGGGCTTTGGACGCTTTCACAGTCCGATATCCGATGGATAGCCCGTCAATGGCCCCTGCCCGCAGCAGCGCCAGAGCCTCGGCACCGGCACGGACTTCTTCGAGAATTCGGCCAGAGACATAAAGCCCCTTCTTATCCTCAAACACCTGATCCCAAACACCAACAATCCGATTTTCCTCTGACAGCCCAATCTGAGATCCAAGCTGCACGAATTTGGTCTCCGGAGGGCCGGAGACTCGATCTTTGTAATACATAAGTGAAAGCCCCTAATTCGGGTTGAGTTGAATAAGTTGATAAACCGCTTGGGTCAGAACGAATGCCGCAATGCCATAAACCGCCAGCCAAAGACGCTTCTCCAAACGCTCGAGCATCGTCTCAATGACCATCAATCGGCGCTCCAGCCCCTTCCATCGCTCCTCATTGACCTTTTCGATGGTATCGACCTTGGCCGCAGTTGCGTTGAAAGGTTCGTAGAGAAATCTCGAACCGGTCTTTTGCTGGTGTTCCTGGCTCATTCATCTTCCGCCAATTTCGGCAATCCCAGCATGGCCCGTTTCTCCGCATCGGTCAGAAAATCAGCGCCTGTAATCCGCTTCCATTGCGCATCCCGCTCAACGGTCAACGCAGGCACATTGTCCAGATCCGCTTTCAGCGTAAGCCCATCCTCAAACCAGCCACCCAACCAATTGGACAGTCCAGAAGACACTTTGTTCACCAAGGGCAGCACCGTCAGGCGATAAAACGCCCGATTGGCCTCCTGATAATTCGAATAGGTATTGTCACCAGGCAGACCGAGCAGCATCGGAGGCACGCCAAAAGCTAACGCAATCTCTCTGGCCGCAGCCTCCTTGGTCTTATGGAATTCCATGTCCGAGGGAGAGAACCCCATCGGCTTCCAATCCAGACCGCCCTCCAAAAGCATCGGTCGACCGGCATTGCGCGCACCCATATGATTGCTCTCCAACTCATCAATCAAACGCGAATACTGATCATGACCAAGCGCCCCCATGCCATCAGCACCCTTATAAACTATCGCACCGGACGGCCGCGCCGCATTATCCAACAGAGCCTTGGACCATCCAGACGCTGAATTATGCACATCCAAAGCCGCCGCAGCCGCTTGAAGGGGCGAAAACCCGTTGTGGTCATCTTGAGGGTGAAACGACTTGAGATGAAGGATCGGGGCCACGTCTCCGCGCATATCAAATCGCACTTTCTTGGCCCCGACGCTATACTCATAAGCAACCGGCCAACCGTCTGAACCGGGTACAACCCGCATCCGATCCGAACGTAGTACATAGAGCTGACCCGGAGCACCCGTTTCAACATCCAAACCTGCCGCCTCCAAATAGGCGTCTCCGGTCAGGATTAATTGCCCAAAGAAATGCTCGAAAACCGGATTGCCCGCAAAACCATTGCGTACGAGCGACCCAGTATCACGACCAGACCAAATCGCACGGCCAGAGCCATGAAACTGGACCAACGGAGCCGTCTGGGAGGCTTTCGTCTCAATGGGTGCGGGTTCTGCCGCACGAAATATCTGAAAAACCATTCAGTTCAGCTCCTTGGAAATTCAATTTCAATAAATTTGAACAATAGAGAAACCCGCGCGCATTGAGCGCGTTTCACAATCTAGTTTCGATCAGGTTCAGAGTTGTTAACCGACCGTACGCCGCCTCTTTCAACGCCGAAGATCAATCATGAAGTTCAAAGCGACCGTATATGGGGCGCCCGATAAGATTGAGCAGGCGCGACCATAAGATCCGTCAAAGCCCAAACTAAAGCATCGACGCGGTCCGGACTGCCCAACCCGGTATATCCGCCACGGGTAATCTGGCACATCTGATCCTCCAAATCACCAAAGCCGCCAATGTGAAACACGCGACCCTGTTCATACAGAGCCGATACAGGCTCGGCCCGCGCAACTTTGCCACGCGTCGCCCGAACACCCTTATAACTGGCCAAGGGATCAATCTGACGCACCAATGTCTCGACCAGATCGCCTCCTTGGTTAACCTCGGCAACCAAACGGTCCGCTCCATATTTGTGATAGAGGTTCACCGCCCTCTCAGCCCATGCCGTAGGGCTGGCCGCAGACATCGTGCCATCCTCCAAAACATAAGACCGCCAATCCTGAGGCGGACCCTCCATCGTCACGCCAACAACCATAATTCCACAATCATCAGAATACGTATTGCTCGTCACCGGCGGATCAACCGCCACAACAACCCGATCCAACTCTGGAGACTCAGCCAAACGCCCTGCATCAATCGCATCACGAGACCATAAAGCCCCTTCCGTGTCAGACAACAACTCGCCCTCCAACTCCTGACGCCCAAGTCGCGAGCCCGCATAGCGTTCTTCTACATGATCCAGAAAACTATCCGCTAAATAGGCGGAATTGGCCGTCGTCGGTGCCGATGTGGTCGCAGTTCGCTCGTGATCCAAAAGAGCCCGCAAAAGCACATTGTCGCGCGGCGTGGTGGTCAGGCTCTCTGGATCAGAAGCCGAGAATATCTGTGCTATTGCTCCATTTGGCCAAACCAACTGGCGCTTGGAGGCCTGCCATTCCGGTTTGCGATCATTGGGCGCACATGCAATCAGCCCACTATCACCAAAGATCATAACATCCCGCGCCTGATCCAAAGTCTCTGCAACAAGCGCAACACGCCGCGCAATGCCGACATCTTCCGGAAGCGCACCTTCGACTTGCGATCGTATCCATTCCGCACCGGCACGGGTTTTTCCAGCACCCCTTCCCCCCAAAATTACCCATGTTTTCCAATCGCCATCCGGAGCCTTTTGGTGCGCATGCGCCCAATGCTCAAACAACCAAGGTAACGACAAAAGAGCGTTATGACTGAGTGAATTGAGAAACCCTTCAACCTCCTCGTTGTTTAACGAGCTTAACAAGTCGGCTGCTGATTTCGGCTCTTGCAGCGTCAAGGTCGAGCTTGTTTCCGGGGTTTGCTTGAATGACGTTTTCTGAGCTTTCTCCAT